TAAACCAACTGGCGGTCCTAATATGGGCAAGTTGGAAGGTGGTGATGCCGTAGAAACTCAGATGCCAAGTTGGTTGGAATCTGTATTTGGCATCGTTAAGGATTTTCTAACTCTAGCAATTGCTGTGCCAGCGATGAAGTGGTTGGCAGATCCACAAAATCGTGAGAAGATTAAAGGCACAATTGAGACCATTATTAAAGTAATGGAAATGGTTGCCAATTTCATTTCCGATAGACTTAAAGGCACCATAGACAATTTGTATGATGCCTTTACAAGTGATGAGGCTTGGTATGTAAGACTTGGTAAATTTTTTAAAGGACTTGTAAACTTTGCTGGATTGGTTATTGCAATCCGATGGTTGGCAAATCCAACGAAGATCGTGAAAGACTTTAGGTCTGTCATGACTTTGTTTAATAAGGGATTATTGGACTCTAAGAAAAAACTTACTAGACGCAATAAATTATTACGCGGCGGCGTTGCTTTAGGTCTTGCTACAACTGCTGCGGTTGGAATTTATCAGGGATTCAATCGACCAGAGGCAAAAGAAGAACAAGAGCCTGATGACGATCTAGGTGAATATTCAAAAGGTGGTCGCGTAGTTCCTCAACGTGCTGCTGGTGGTTGGATTCATGGTCCGATGTCTGGATATCCAGTGTCGATGGATGGTGGTAGATCTACATCATTTATTGGTCATGGCACAGAATATGTTGCACCTGCTAGATCTGGTGGTGGTTTTGTAATTCCATTTAATACTCCAGCAACTCAAAATAATCCTGGATTAACTAACAGGAGAATCGGTGAAGCATCCCGTATGGGATTTGATCTTGGTGGTCTCCTTCCTCGGGGCAAAACTGACCCCAGTATTGATCATCTGATGCCAAAGATGGCGTCTGGTGGTAAGATGCCTAGTGTTACCTCCAATGGTGGTGGTAATAGAAGAATGGAGTTGGGTAAGAGATATAAATTCTCTGATCTTGCTCCGCACTGGCGTCAGGAAGGATCGATTAGATCTTATGCTGGTATACCTATTGGACATCCTAAGGATTATGGTATTGGAGAGCATCCATCCTACATGCCTTCTGGTCCGAATGGAAGAATTATAACTCCTCAGTCTGGTAAAGTAATATATTCTGACCCTACCAGTATCTCAGAAGGATATGGCAATACAGTTGTCATTAAAGGTCCTTTGGGACACATGCAGTTTTCCCATATGAAAAACCGTCCCAGATTTAGGAAGGGACAAAATGTTAGCAAGGGCACGGTTCTTGGTATTCAGAGCGATACTGGAAGCTCTACAGCAGAGCACCTCCACCTCAATGCAACTAAGAAAGGTCATGAAGCATATGTAAACTATCACACGTTAGGAAGATCAAGAACTAGTAGATCTGGTGGTGGAAACGAATCAAGGAGACCTGTTCCTAGATTTAGTGGCACTCTTACTGGGTCAGTCGATAATAAAAAGAGGACTCTTGCACATTATCTAAAGAGAAAATATGGTTTAAAAAACATTCATGCTGCAGCGATTGTTGGTACTTGGTCTAAAGAAGGTTTTGGGGGTGGTTATCCTGATGTGAGAGAGGGCGGAGATCGAGGAGCACCAACCAAGGATGCTACCAATAGACAAGGATATGGTTGGGGACAATGGACAAACGTTCCTAGTCGTCATCCACAAGGACGATTGAATCTTGCATTAAAACATTTGGGTATGTATAATAACCCAAGACCATGGACTGATCAGGATAACCTTAAATGGTTTGATCATGAGATAAAAGGAGCTTATAAACACGTATTACCCGCATTAAAGAAACAGACAAACCTTAGAGATTCTGTTAGGTGGTTTACTGGACTTTATGAAGCAGGTGGAATGGATCAGATTGCAAGATATGAAGCGCAAGAAAGAAACAATCCAACTGACGGAGGATTTATAGGTAGAAGACTTGCAGGAGCAAAAAGCGTGCTCGGTCTAATGAATGGTGGTGGTGGTGATGAAGAGTTTGGTATGGAAGCGCATGATGATAGTGGCGCACCATCTTCATCGATGCCTACAAATCCTATGGATGCATTGAAATCACTTCAAACACAAATGTCATCTATTTTCGGTGGTGGTAGTAGTAGTCAACCTACTGAATCTGCAACAGCAAGTAATGCATCATCGGCAACGTCAATTACAGGTGGTGCAGATAGTGCAACAGACTCCGCCCACTTTGCAAGATCTGGTGGGAGTGGATCTGCTGCAGGAGCAACCGCAGCAGATCCAAAAGGATCTTCTGCTGGATCTACCACTGCTTCTGTTTCTCCTGCTCCTAGTGGTAGTGGTATGGCAGGGGGTCCTTCTGGTGCAAATAGCACTCCAAGTAGAAGAAGTGCTGCTTCTTCAGCAACCAGTGCTGGCACATCTACTTCATCTCAACTTGTGCAGCAAACTAAAGCAGCAGCACAAGCACGACAGCAAGTTAGAGATGCACAAGTTACTGCCATTAAACAAACACAATTGGCAGCAGCAGCACAAACAGTAAGAATGAGACAATTGAGTCAGGACTCTCAGAGAGCAGTTGCTGATGCTCAAACTGCTGCTAATAATAAGCAACCACAAGTCGTTGCTTCGGGTGGATCTCATGCACAAAGTCTTGTTAATAGACTGGGATCAGAAAACAATTTACTAAAGTCAAGAACCTAAGATAATGGCAATTAATAGAGAGTCTTCAAACGATACCGCAATCCGTCTTCGTATTAAACGAGACGGAAAGTATGTTGCCAACAAAAATGGTGCAACAGATCTTCAGGATTTTGTGATGGCATGTACTGTGCAAGAAGGTATTGATAGTGCTGCTATTCAGGCACAGATTGTCATTCAAGATAGTGCTGGACTAATCAACACTCTTACTGGAAGTGAGTCTTGGGAAATTCTATTCCAAACTGGTAATAATGAAGCAGTATATAATTTGTATGCATACAATATTGATAGTAGGGCAAGAAATGGTCAGTCAGAAGCATACATTGTTGAATGTGTTTCTATTGAATTTTTAGTCAATGAAGCTACAAATATTTTTGGATCTGCCAAAAAACTATATCAAAAGGAATTGAAGTCCAAGAATATTGTAGAAAAAATTCTAAAGGAAACTATTGGCACAAGAAAGAGTGTATTTGCGGAAGACTCTAAAAACAATCATAACTTTATTGCAACAAATTGGAGAGCATTTGATACTATCTACTGGTTAGCGCAAAAATCTGTAAGAAGTAAGAGTCCTGGAAATAATCCTCAAAATGGATTCTTATTCTTTGAAAATAGATTTGGATATCACTTCAAGTCTGTGGATATGTTGATTGATGAAATTAATCAACAGTCTTATAGTGGTAAATCTAATAATAAAACTGGTAAAGCGATACTATACAAATACACATATAGTCAGAAAAAGAGTGGTGATGAAGGAAATGATGACATGAGAATTGATAGCATTTCCTTCCCTGAAGATAGAAATTATCTAAGCAGATTAAGAAACGGATCTTACACTGGATGGAGTGCTGCTTTCGATCCAAGTGACTTTGCAAATTCTAAACTATCTCAAGATACTTTCGCTGCATTGCAGTACAACATGTCTAATAATGATGGCATCTGGAAAAGTATGAGTCATCTTGGTGGAGGAAAGAATCCGATAGAATTTTATGGCAATGACATCAAAAAGTTAATGTCAACACCAAAAAGGATTAGGTATGGTGTGATGCCAAATCGAATTTATGAAAATACCAAAACAACTAATGCAAGTCAGGCAAAAACACAGTATAATGAGTTGCCTTATCTTCAGTCTTATCAACATCTAAGAATTGAATCACTAAAATCAATTCAATTACTTGTCAACATTCCTGGAAATTTAGATCTCTATTGTGGGTATGGGGTTGAAATTGATATTCCAATGACCCGTCCCAAAGGAGATAAAATTGAAAGGGATAGAAAATATAGTGGAAAGTATTTGATTTCTGGTATACGACACAAGTATGATGGTAGATCACTGACAACAGAAATGTTGCTGTATAAGGATTCTATTCCCAAATCATAAATAATACTGTATTAGGAGGATACAATGGAAAGTATCGAAAAGCATATTGAGGCGGACAAACAAGAACTTGAGAATCCTAACATTTCACCTCAACGTCGTCGCCATATTGAAGGCGAACTAGAAGAATTAGAATCATACGCAGAGCGTCATCCAGAAGATCATCATGACCCCACACCTCTGGAACTATACTGTGATAACAACCCATCTGCTTTAGAATGTAAAGTCTATGATGACTAATTTTGAAGAATACCTTCTAGGTCTATATGATAATAAAACTCAAGCACAATCTCATCCTACAGAATTCGCTCAGGTTTATATTCTGTGGGAGAAGATTGATGGTGGGTATCACTCAAAAAACTACTACAGATCTGACGGTCCAAGTAAACCATATCGTGAAAGATATCACAAATTGGTTGAAATTGATGAGACCACAGTTATCGTAGAAAACTATCACACAGACTGGACAAGATGCGAAGGTTGTGATATGATGTTTACATTCGATGGTCAGGCATGGCACGGCAATCTCGTTTCTGATAATTGTTTTGTCAGAGATGGGGTGCGTGTCAAACCTGAAATTCATCTAACTAAAACTGGTCTAGATAGTAAAGATCAGGGTTTTGATTCTGACGGAAACATGGTATTTGGCAGCACCCTGCTATACCGTTTCAAACGAGGGCGATTAACTCAGCGGTAGAGTGGCCTCCTTACAAGTGGTAAGTCACTGGTTCGAATCCAGTATCGCCCATCCAATCCTAAAAAAATAATAAAAAATCTCCAAATTGTCAAGGATCTCTGATAAAATACTATGGTCAACGATAGGAGATTATGACTCTTCCATCTCACGGTAAAAAACTCGATTCTAACGAAATCTACAGCATTGAAAATGCCGTAAAAGAAGGTGGCATTCAACAAATCCATCCCGAAAAAATGGAAGCATTTGCTGAAGAATTGGTATCTCGTCTAAAAGGTGCAGGCACACATTGGCGTCAAAGCAACCCTATGGACGACTAAATAAATTTGGAAAAACATCCTATGTAAAATGAGCGTTGACGGTATTATTAATGAGCAATATACCAACTTCTTAGGTAAAGATGGTTTTTACTGGTGGGTTGGTGAAGTTGAAGATAATGAAGATCCTCTTCTATTGGGTAGAGTAAAAGTCAGAGTATTAAATTACTACACCGACCCTAAAGGTGGCAGTGCTAGCAATCTCCCTACCGAGGATCTTCCTTGGGCAACTGTGCTCCAAGGTACCGATCAAGCAGGTAATGATGCCCAAGGACATTCTTCTGGTCAATTACAACCAGGAGCAATTGTCATGGGTTTCTTTATGGATGGTGAAAGTGCCCAGATGCCATTGGTTATGGGTGTTATTAGAATCAATAAAGGATCTACTGATGAGAAAAAGAGATTCCTTTTTACTAGGGAAGAAATGGATGCAAATACTGCACCAAATCCATCTCTTGCTGGAGTCGGTGAAACAAACACAACTAAATCTAATAATAGAAAGGTAGATCGAAATACTGTTATTATCCCTGGTGATGGTCAAGCACCAGGAAATAGTGGATCACCACATAATATTGCAAATGCATCTGGTGTTAATGGATCCAGCACAAACTCTCAGAAACCAAGGATTCCACCCAGAAATAATCCAATTCCTGCAGCAAATGGAGTTGCTGGTCCTTGGAAAACTTTAGAGTATGAATTGAATTACTTAATTCAAGATTTGGTTGATACTGCTAGTAGTTTGGTGAAGGGGGAAAATGGTGATTTTCTCGATGTATTTGAAAATAAAGTAGTAACAGCACAACAATTAACTGCAAAACTTAAAAACTTTCTTAGTGCTGTTTTTGCACAAGTTGTTTCTGCAATCAGACTTCAACTTGATGCGTTGATTCAACAAATTGAATCTGGAAGTTTTATTGCATCTTTTCTTGGAATTCCTGGCACAACATTTGCAATTATTCAGAGTGCAATTCAGGCAATTTTGAGTTTGATTTGTGGCATTGATGAGCAATTGAAAGGATTTATTAGCAATCCAATTGGTAGCATCTTGGAGATCGTTAATAATCTGATTGATGGTGTTATTGATAAAGCAGCAGCATTTGTTGGCGGAGTGCAGAGTGTTATCAATGGCATCTTTTGTGCTGTTGAATCTGTCCTCTCATCTGTGCTTAATGTTATTTCTAGCGTTAAGGATATCGTTGCTGGTGTTGGTCAGGCAAAAGAAATTATTGAAAGTTGGCAAAAAGGATCTGAAATTTTTGCAGAGGGTTTCGATATTTCCAAACTGAATATTGAAGGTCTAATTGATATTCTTTTACTGTTTGTATCATTTTTCGATCTTGGTTGTAATAGGACTGCTCATGGTGGTGAAGATGTTGTAGGATTTTACCCTTTCTTTGGCACCACGCTTTGTGATCCAGCATCATTATCACAAATTCCACTTGGAAATCCTAACGGAAGTTGTGCAACTGGTCTTGGATCTGGATTTATCGATTCATTCAT